ATGGCGACAATTTCAAAAAGACCCTATGGGACGTATGAAGTCCAGTGGCGAGTAGACGGTAACAGACACTCGAAAACGTTTAAAACTCGTAAAGAAGCAAAAGAGTTCGCGCTACAGATTGAATTAAATCCACGACAGCGCTCTAGCGTAGTGACGTTCGCCGAAGTAATTAAGCAGTACGCAAAAAACGAAACACCGAAGAAAAAAGGCGCGAAATGGGAAACGTTTCGACTCAATCGATTAGCTGAAACCTCTATCGCTCAAAATGCGTTAGATGATCTAACGCCTAATCTGTTTCAAAAATATGTAGATCGTCGTCTAAAGGAGCCTGCGCCGACTGGCGGCACGATTGCGACATCTACGGTTATTAGAGAATTGTCTACGATTAGTTGCGTATTGTCGTACGCTAGAAAATTAGATTTACTCGAAAATAATCCGCTTGAAGGCGTGAAGTGGCCTCAAGCCCCTGAGCATAGAGAAAGAGTAGCGTCAGAAGAAGAACAAGAAGCGATAATCCTAGCGGCTGGCTGGGATGGTAAAACGCCGCCGCTTAATTCTACGCAGTTGACCGCGTTAGCTTTTATTCTTAGCTGTCGCACGGGTATGCGTGCTGGCGAAATCTTAGCTATAGAAAAAAGCTGGATTGACGGTAACGTTATACATCTACCGGCGCCGGCTACGAAAACGAACTCGCGTAGAGACGTAGCATTATCGAGCGACGCGAAACGTCTATTAGATTTAGTGATTCAGAGTAAAAACGATGATTCGCCTAGAGTGTTTTCACGTCTAAGCGATACGAGAAGGGATGCGCTATGGCGCAAATTGAGAGACCGCGCCGGACTCAATGAAATACGAGATTCGGCGGGAAATGTGATAATCGAGGGTTTGAATTTTCACGACGGGCGCGCTACGTTCGCAACGTGGGCCGCGTCGCCTGACCCAAAAACTGGGGCGCCCCGCCTAGACGTACTCGCGTTAGCACGTCAGACGGGACACAAAAATATAAAGATGTTAATGAAGTATTACCGCGCTTCGGCGGAAGATATAGCTAAGCGACTCGGTTAGCGAAGTAGGCGGCGAGCGCGTTTTTAGAGCGCGCCTGCCGCTGTGTTTCAATCCAGTGTAGAACGTCCTTTTTAAACCAGCGGCGATAGCCTGAATCTGTTAACTGAGTAGCTTGCGGGAAATCGTCTTGCTCAGTGATTTTTTTTACCGCGCTAGATTTACGCTTGTAACCGAGCATAACGCATACGTCATCGAACGAGAGAAACTCTTTATTTTGTTCGGCTACGATTTCCTGCGCTAGACGTTTGTAATCAATATCGCTCATGACGCACCTCTAAAATTTCAATTTACTGTTATTGACTACAGAGTCGAAAAACTCGACGTAATACTCTGAATACGATTGTTTGAATCGAACGTGAAAACGAACGAGATATTTCATGCGCAGTTCGTCGGCGGTCATTCCGAGCGTTTTTGCGAATAGGCTATAAATAGCGTTTAATTTTTCCTCGCTGTATGCCTCGTAGGTATCAGCATTGAGGATGATCGTTTTCGTCCATTCGGGAATTTCGATTTTGTCTGTATTGTGTTTGAGAGAAATTTTCAAGTGATTCATTGTTTCGTACCTAATTTAATTCGTTCTAACTGTCTGTCTGCTTTTTGACGCATGATGTTTTCGATGTATTCAGCGTATTCAGGATGATGCGCATACATGAGATATTCGATTTCACGCGCTACGAGTAAAACGTCTGCTAATTCCTCGCAGATAGCGCCGTCAACCTGATCTAAAAGGCGCATCGTTACTAGTTCGTCTTTGTAGATAAGCTGTCCGGTTTGAAGCTGAACAAATTTTTTAGCGATGACCGCGCCAAGCTCAGCACCTTCTTCGCCTAACTTGCATATCTGTAACTTCAAGCCGTAAAAATCAGCTAGTGCTTGAATTTTTTCTTGCATATTCATTTTGATTCGGCCTCAATTTGTTTTAGTTTTTTGTCTGCTTTTGCGTTCATCAAACGAATCATTTCGTCGTTAAACGCCTGCTCGTCTTTCATTAGATATTCGATCTGTCTAGCTAAAACGAGAACGTCAGCGAGTTTGTTGCGGCAGCCCTCAGCCGAACTTTTTTCAAGTTTTCTGAAATACTTTCTAGCGTTACCTTCACTTTCATCCCCGCAAGTGATGATGACGCGGTATTTATGCACAGCTGAGGAATATTCGGAGCATTCCTCAGCTAGCTTTAGAAGCTGGACATTTAGACCGTATCGGTCGGCGATAGACTCTAGTTTTTCCTGTAATTCCATATTCCACCCATAAAAAAAGCCGCTATAAGGCGGCTAACTGGTTAAGAATTTCTTCTCGTTCTATTTTTAAGTCTAAAAGTCTCAAGCGTCGTTCTAACGACTCTTTGAGATCATCGTTTTCGTTAGTTTTAGGTGATGTCGAAACAGCCTCTTTTTTCTCAGAAACCCCGATAGATTCAGGCTTTAAGGGCGCTGCCTTAACTTGCGTAGACGGCGCCGGTTGCTGGTTTAACGACTCCTTTACCGAGTCTGCGAGAGATTTGAACCTAAACGGGTCAACAATGCTAATGCTTGGCGGTTGTATCGGATAGTCTTTTGTATAGACATTCGGCACTAATTTTCCGTTTACGCATTTTGAATCTGTAAGTTTTATTTCTCCGATAGGATCATCGCTTATCACACGTCCATAACACTTAACTTCTTCAGCTCTTTGAAGAATTTCGTCATACGTATAGTACGGCTCAGGAGGCATTTGATAATCAATCAGCTCAGGATCAGTCGCTAGATCCTCGCTATAGTAATAGCCAAGAAAAACATGATTATTACTATAAGTTCGATACGCTCTAACGCTAGTTTTAAATATTTTCAAACTAATAGCCGTGCCCCCGCCTAGGCAAAGAGTTACTCGCGTTTCTCTATGCGATTTATCGAGAATGAAATTTTTGATCGCCTGATCTACTTGTTTCTGCGGGCGTAACGGTATGATTTTTCGTGACATGATTAAAACTCTCCCGGGGTTTTTAACGCTACTTTGTTGTTGATAAAGATTGGCGCCGCTGTAATAACGTTATTCAGTTGATCGCGCAACCACGTCGCTTTATCGAAATCAAGAATTAGCGTAGTCGTATAGAGATTGCTATTTTTGAGATATACGACTACTGCTAAATCATTTTCTGACTGCGGCGCGCCTGTCGAGTCGCGCTGTCGTAAAGAAACGCCCTCTAAATAAGATTGCGGATGATTAACGATGTATCTCATTTTTAATTCGTTCTCCTAACCAACGAATGACTGGCACAGCCCACGAATTTCCGACTGCTTTATAACGTGGGCCGTCCGGACAAAATTCTTTAGATTTTCCTTTGTGGTTTATTCGCGTCCAGTCGTCCGGAAAGCCTTGCAAGCGTTCACACTCAATCGGCGTTAGCTTTCGTACTGATCGCTCTAACAAACACGGTACGTTATTCCCGCCTGTACCCATTCGAGCTGTAAGCGTCGGCGACGTATTCTCATATTCGCGAACTACGTCGTTACGGTGTGATATGTCTAGTATTAAAGTCTCTGAGCCGCCACCGTTAGAGCCTCCACTAGCTCTAATAGTTCCGGCTAAATCGCATTCGCTGAACGCTCCAAAGCTACTCTCAATGAAGGCGGCAACGTTTTTCCGCGCATTTTCGCCCGCCTCAGTATTCCCGCGCACGCTTTCGCGCTCAAATAATATTTTTGCGGGATCGAGCCTTTTATCAGCACTTGCGATAACGAAGACTCTTTTACGACGCTGGGGGACTCCGAAAAATTGAGCGTCGAGGACACGCCATGCGACGCGCCTTTTCGGGCCGGTAACATAACCTGCGCTTGTCCATTTGCCGTCCGGTACTTCAATGGGAAACTCTGCGCCACATAGTCCAGCCAGGAAACAGCCGAAAGCGTTGTCTTTTGTGTTAAGCACGCCGGGGACGTTTTCCCATAAGACAACAGGGGGGGTAGTATTCGTTTACTGCGTTGACATTCGATTTCATTTGCTATCTCACAAAAAGTTAAAGTTAGATTTCCTCGTTGATCGTCGAGACTTAATCTTTTTCCTGCGACTGAAAACGCTTGGCACGGAGTACCGCCACAAAGTAAATCAGGCGCCTCTATTTCTCCGGCTCTAATTCGCTCCGGTAACGAGGTCATGTCTCCGAGGTTTTTGACGTTCGGAAAACGTTGTTTAAGTAGTTCAGACGGGAAAGAGTCGATTTCAGAAAACCACGCAGGCGACCAGCCGAGCGGTTGAAAAGCGACAGAGGCTGCTTCGATGCCTGAGCATACGGAGCCGTAACTAAACATTCTTTTGCTCCTTGTCGTTACGTCTTTCGACTACTTCCATGAGGCAGTAATTCGCAAGATCGAGTAACGTGTCATCGACTTTTTCGTCAGTAACTTGAAGACGTTCGCCATTCAAAAGGAGCGTTTTAATACGCTCCATTTTGTCCATTAGGCGGACTAAGATCGCGTTAGGTACTTCACGGCGAACTTTCGCGAACGAGTCTCCGTAATCGGCATTTTTGCGGCTGTAAATGTCGTTTAGCTGATCGCATAACGTTTTATGAATTTCGATTTTGTTCATCATTAATCCTTAAATTAAATAAAACTGCATATATATCGCGTTCCATTTTTTTGACGATTGAAATCTCTTCTTCGAGCATCGTTAGAAACGTTTTAGCGATAAATTCATCCTGATTTTTTTCGTCTTTCAAGTAAAAAAATGCAGGTCTTATTAGTTCCTGATGATTTTCTAAACGATGTAACGAAGTACCTAAAGACCACGCCAAATTAACTAGTTTTCTATGAGCGTCTAACTCGGCTTTTGATACGTATTCTTTCTTCACGTTAGGTAATAAAAAAAGCCCTCTGTAGAGGGCGCAGACAATAATTATTTGAGAACTACGAGAGTAGCCTTAATTGCACCTCTAGCACATTTTTGGCATGGGTAATAAAGACCTGGGTATCCATCTGAATTGTTTCTGCAAGGAACGTATTTAAATAAGTCACACTTTATTTCTTTAACGTCAGATGGCTGAATAACTTCATCAAAATAATTTTCAATGGCTTTAACAGCTTCATCAGGTTCAAGCCAGCCGTAAATAAGTATTTCTCCATCGACGCAGCTAATGACTTCGCCTAGTGAAAATATGCTAGACATTTATTAACTCCATAAAAAAACCGCCTTTTTTGGCGGTTAGTCATTCGTTGGCGTTAGTCTCATAATTCCTCCGGCGCCGGCGGTTCGACGTTAAGCGCTCTAAAAGCTAACACTTCGTATCTAAAGAAAGATTTCCAGTATTCACTTAATCCGTTAATTTCGTATTTATCTACTGTTATAGGAATCTCTCTATCACTGCCTAAGAAAATTAAGTAATAACCTCCTTCAGGTGGAAGAACGTCAGGAAAGGGATTCCAGCCGTTGGGGTTATATTCTTTAACTTCAGCGATTTCTGTTTTAGAAATCGTAGTAGAACTATGATCTAACTCGAAACAAATGTATGACGTTGTATTCGTCATTTGCCTGTTGACCTGATCTTCTACGTATTCCCGTTCATAAAGTACTCCTAATGCGTTTTCAAGCGCCTTATTTTTGAATCGATACTTGTTCGGCATTCGTTAGTCTCCTTCTTCCGGTTCGCTGTCGTCGTCATCCCAAGGTTTACGTTCGAATTTCGTTTCTTCCGGTTGATAGGGCTCAGGAAGCTCTCTAAATGCAATGACTGTGGAATTTTGTGGTTTCCATTCATTAGTGGCTTTATCAAAAAATGCTTTATCAACAACAGGGGTAGAACCTGACTCACGCGTCACGAGATAAAATCCAGAAAACCCAGGTTCAAATTCTGAAAGATGGTTCCAGTTATTTGGGTCGTAATCGGGAATTTCTTTAAAAAAACTTTTGTCTATCCGAATGGAAACGCAATCATCTTCAAATGAAAAAAATATGCAGTCGAATGAGTCCATCATGTCACATCTGCATATTCGATCAATTTCCTCATCCGAAACGAACTGATTAATCTTTCGCTTTAATTCCGGGTCTTTAATCTTCCACATCGTATTTTCTCCTTGCTTTTAAGTTGAAGGTCTACACCTTTCGTAATCAACTTCCATGCTTCGAGGCTCATTCCAATTTCAGCCACCTTTCTTTCTGAAAACGTTCTAAAAATTAAAGTCACATACCCATCATCTGCTTTCAACTTAATGCTGTTTATAGCTGTATCCCTTGTTATGTTTTCGCCATTGAGATCAAATTCTCTGACGTATCCGAAAAATGACGTTTTAATAGGCATTATTTGTGCTCCTTCAGTTGCATGAGTGGCGCTGGCAACGTATCGCCTCCGAGGTATGTCGGTAACTTTCCATCCCAGCGGCTAATCGCTTCAAGCATGAGTACCTGAGGATTGTCACGTAACGCTTTAGCTCGAATAGCGATAGATTCCGCTTCGGCCTTAGCTTTCGTAAGTTGTGCATCGGCTTCGCCTTGAGCAGCTACGCGTGCTTTTTCGGCTTCAGCTTTAGACTGTGCTACTTCGTTTTCTCTAAGCATTGCGCGCTGTGTAGCTTCGATTTTTGCGTTAATCGATTCGCGCACTTGAGGCGGATATTCGATATCTGACGTCCACGAAACTCTAATAATGTGAATGCCGACATCCTCGAGCTGGTGACGTAACTCGTCGGTTACGTGATCGAGCAGTTTAGATTTTCCGTTTGCTGTCAGCTCGTTAACGTCCATCAATGATGCGTATTTAATCAGCGCGTCGGATACGTTCTGACGCAAGTTTACGTCCGTGATTTCCTCGACGCCTTTGCGGTAAGTCTGAAAGACTTTCGTAGCCATGGACGGCTTAACTTGGTACTCAACGCCTATACGTGCATTGACCGCCATGGCGTCCGAAGTCTGAAACGTAAACGGTACTTTGTACGTATGGAGCTGATTAAACGTAGAGAATAGATAAGCCTGCTCATTCCATGTAAGCAGATAGCGTCCTACTCCTAATTCCTCCTGCTGGACGCCTTTATCTGAGCCGTACAAATTGACTTTAACGCCGACGTAGCCAGCAGGCACAGTTTGCAGATTACAAAGCGTGTAAATACCACCAATAACGATGGCTGCCGAAACTCCGGTAATCGCGGCAAATGTAGACAATCTCATTCTTGATTCTCCTTCTCTAAGATTTTTAAAACGATTGAATAAACGACATACGTCAAAAGCATGAATAAACCGATTAAGAGACATCCGATTAAGAAAGTCGGAAAATCGGACGAAATAATTAACGGTAAAAACGAAATGCTAAAGACGACTAAAGCGACACATATAAAAAATATTTTCATTTATTTACGACTGGTGCTTTATTGATTAAACGTTGACGAATTTTGTTTAATGATTGAAGCCAAATTCTGTAAGTATCGTGCCAATCTGAATTAAAACCGTTTTTAATCTCGTCTTTTAAATCCATGATTTTTCTATCGAGAAAACGAATAATAAATTTGTGATTTTCTTCACCGATTAAAACGCTCTGACCCTCATTAACTTCAAGAAGTTTTAAAATACCAAGACTCATAATTATGATTACTGCTTCCGAGGCGTCTCGGTCTCCGAAAATTTCATCAAATGTCTTTCTGATTTCTTCGTAATCATCCAAAGAATATGCGTAATACTCGTATTTCGAAATTGTGTAGCTACTCATTTTTCTTCCTTTAGGTATTTTTGAATCTCACGCAAAACCTGCTTGAAAAATTTTCGTTCAGTCATGAATAATTTGAATTGGCAGTAATCCACGATGACATGAAAAAGATCAACATCAACGCAGATGTCATCTCCCCATGGCTGAAAACACCAAAAGGCGTAATTGTCGATTCTCTTTTTAATCAACTGCCCGTATGGTGTTTCATCAATCAAAAGAATTCGCGTTCTGGGGGTATGAAGTACAAGCTCGATATTCATTTTTCCTCCAATAAAAAAGCCTTTTAATGAAAAGGCTTTTTGTTTACTAATCTTTTGTAGAGAGGTTTTAAAAGAGAAACCCAATTTAAAAAGGTTTTCTCTAAATATTCGCATTCTTCAAACAAGGCTTTACGTTCTAAGCGGATTATTTGCTCGTTCAAAAAGTTAACGATAAAACCGTGAGTTTCTTCGTCCACCAGCGCAGAACCTTCAGGAACCGAGAACTTATCGTACATACCGTCGGAAGCATCGAATATAAGAACGATAAGTGTTACGATTCCGAATGCGTCTATCTTTACGGAGATTGGTGTATTAAAGTTATCAAAAACGTCATGTAATATGATTTCGATTTCACGTTTATCGCTCGGACTGTACAAAAAATCTAGATACTCGCTCATGTTTCCTCCAAAAGAAAACCCGCTTACTCAGCGGGTTTGTCATCGTATGCGACTGGTTTCTGGCATAGCTTTAAATACAGTTTGCCAACGAGATCGAGCCAGCGTTCATAACGATCTTTGAGCGGCAAATTGACCTCGGCTGCATCGGTTAATGCGTCCATTACGTTCAGCAAAAACGAAATGATGTAATCGTGTTTGCTTTCGTTTAAGTGGCCGCACATTTTGCAACCGTGACCGGGTATCGAAATAAACGATTTACGAACGACAGCTTGAATGCCTTCGACAACGAACTCAGCATTAACATTTGTAAATTCGCACAAATCGATTAAGTCGAATGTTTGATGAATCGTTTCTAAATCGCCGTCGTTATAGCGATAGTATCTAGTCATTCGTTCGCCTCTAATATTTTCTTTTCCTCGTTACAGATTGCTTCGTGTATTTTACAAATAGCGTCTTTAACTTGTTCTTCAGCCAATGAATTATTTAATCCAAGTCTTTTGACGAAGTGCATCCATCCAAAATCAAATTTATTTAGACGAATGCGTGAATATCTTTTTGCGTCTTTTAAAGATTTAAAAACGTATTTTTCTAAGCCAAAAATTAAATTTACAGAAAACAAACTCCATCTATTTTTATTTGTTCTCATTAAAATTCCGACTGGAATAGTTCTGAAATAAACATAATAAAGTCCGCCGAAATATTCTTTGAATCGTACTGTCTGCATTATCCGCACCATCCTTTGAGCTTTTTAGCAATCTCGCGTTTAGCGATAACGAGCCTTTCGTAGTGATAAGGCAGTGGAAAAGACGCACTTAAAAACGCTTCAAGTTCATCATCTAATAAGATCGATTTCCCAGCCCTCAGACGTTTTAAATAGCATTCCTACTGGCTCATAATTCAATTTGACGATGTAGCATTCGTGAGCGTTCCAAATGTAGCTAACACGCATAGCACATCTCCCATGTATCCACGGCCTCTCGAACGAGCTCTTTGATTCTGTCGATGTCGCGTCGACAAGTAAATCCGTAGTCGTCTAACCAGTTGCAAATGAAATCGTCGAGCATTTCGTCATCAAACGATTTTCCATTCCATTCAGCAACATACGTCCAGCCCTTGTTAGGCAAATATTTCAGCGTTCCGATACGTTTGTCGTTACGCATAACGATGTAGTAACCGTTAATAACGTACAAAAAATTAACATTAACTTTCATGCAAAAAGAGCGCCCGTTATTAGCGAGCGCCCTGTAATTCGTTTAGAAGGGGATTTCGTCCGGTGAGAAATCGCCACCCGGCGCCGCTGGAGGAACTTGCGCCGGAGCCGCCGCGTAAGCGCCTCTAGGCGCTGGTGCGCTTTCGAATCCGTTAGACGATTGAGCGGCTAGTTTTTTAAGCGGCTTATCCTTTAGATTCTTTAGCTTAGCGTCTACTGCTTTCGCTTCAGCCTGATCGAGGATTTCGGCGGCGTTCTGACGTGTGCGAGGGTCGAACGGAGTGAGCAGATTCAAGCGAATCATCGTCTTAATTTCGCCGTTGATATCGTATTCCTCGGGCGCTGCTTGAATAAGCAGGCCGATAGGTTTGCCCATGAGATCAATGAAAAAATATCCGATCTGCTCAGTACCCTGCCGATCTTTAAAACGGCGTTGTTCTGCTTTGAGACTGCGTACGCGACAAACGGTCATGAGGCTGTCGAGAATAGCTCTAGAAAACGTTGCCTTACCTGCTTTATCGTAAATGCACATACTCATATGAGCACGTTCGAGTTCGAGCGTTTCGAAATCAATATCAAGCATTTCGGCGCCGGATTTAGATTCATAAATGCGTGCAGCAGTGATCGAACCGACGTATGCGCCGGAAGTCGTGATAAAGGAAGTGCCGCCGACTGTGCGCGCAGCTTTAACGTCTAAGGTCATTTCAGTATGTAGCATTTTCTACCATCCTGTTATTAGTTAATGAAGTGTGAGAAGGGGAAGACTCGAGGCCGTAAAACTCGCAAATCGTTCGGTCTACAGCCGCGAGGTCGTTATCTATGAGTTGTTCGTTAAACATACCCATAGGAGATTTAACGGTGTCTGAGCCGCTGTTTTGCGTTGAAAAGAGATAATTACCGTTTTCGACGTGAGTACGTAAAACAGTTGTAAACATACCCTCGACGACGATCTTGTCGTCTAGCAGCTTGCCCAGCGTCTTAATGCGAACGCGTCCAAATTCATCCGTTTGCGTATGCGCTAATACGTAAACACGTTTATTCTCAGCCAGCTCGGAGGCCGTTTTAGCAACGTCGAAACCTACACCGCCGATGTCCGTAAACTTATCGAACGATTTTTCGTTACGTCGCGCCATAAACTGGTTAGCTAAGATGTACTGCCAGTCGTCTACGATGATGATGTCGGCGCGTGTACGACGCATAGCTGTGAGGATATAAGACGGGTTAGACGTTACGTAGACGTTCCCGTTCGGATTCTCACGCGTTTTTTCTTTCCAGCCGTTATTACGAAACGGAAGAGGTTTACGAAGCGGCTGTATCAAAAGACACTTCGTAGGATCGAAGTTTCTAAGCGAGCAGGTTTTACCGCTGCCGCTTTCTCCAAGCACTAGACAAGCGTAGCTCATAAGGTTTATCCTTTTTATTACTGAAATTCAGATGTTTTCATTAAAAACGCCTCAGTCGTTACAGCGATTGAGGCGTTTATTCCATTAAAAAGGCGATTAGCTCAGGCATACAGAACGCTAAAACTATCGCGCCGAAGAAACATACGGCGCCGGCGAAGTCTTTAACGTTTTTGACGCTTACGTTATTAACGAGCTGTCGAACTAATCGAACGAGACATGTAAGAAGAAGCACCCATGCCGCAGTTATGACCGCCAACTGAGCGCCGCTCATGCCTTTGAAGAACATGATGTTTCTCCTTTTCTATGTAATAAAGACCACATAAAAAAGTCCCCGTCGCCGTAAAAAACTGGAACTAACAGTTAATTAAGAAAACGACGCGGGGACTTGTTTATGTGAACTATTAGTAAATTCCTAATAGTTCGAAAATTGATTAGAACGGATGCGATTCGTAAGAAGTCAAACAGGCCTCTAATTTCTTCATGGCTTCTTCTTTAGTGTCAAACTCTTCTTTTAATTGATGATAGAGAGAGAGGACACTGGCGACTTCGCTATTCCATCTGCGGAAATTCGTAAAAATCCATTTTTTTCTTTCTGTGCGAACAAGAAGGCAGATTTCTTCGTTTTTATAGTGACAAACCGAGCGAGAATCTAAAGTAACGAAATTTGGAAGAATTGCTCCTTCGTTTCGTTTAAATCGTTTTAACAACTCCTCAAGTGCAAATTTAGCTTCACCGAGACTGAGAAACCTTTCCCAACTTAAATTAAAAATTAAATAGCTTTGAAGTCTCTTGTCTTTGATCGCAACGAAATCAATGAAACCAAAATCAGAATGCGAACCACAAAGCAGGCAAACGTTTTCGCCTTTATATTGAACTTCGTAGAATCCCGGAAACTTTTCGATGTACTTAACTCTCATGTTTTTTCTCCAACTAAAAATCACAGGGTTAAAAAAACAGAAGCGCGCCGAAGGACGCTAACGAGAAATCCTCCAAAACACGTTAGCCGACGCGCTTGTGTTTACGCTCTGCTGCTGTTCTTGCGAGAGCGTGTAACTCAACTAGCTTTTATGTATGCTGGTAACTAGTAACCTCGTAAGACTTTCTGTTCTTGGCTGTCTTAATTCACCTCAGCGCATGTTTTCTACTCATACGCGTATCAATCACTTAGTATTTGAGAGGGGGTCTATGGCGCCCAAGGACGGCTTTACAGACCGTCAGGCCTCTTTGTCGTTCGGCGACTTTCGCCTCAGACACCGCCCGTAATCGGCGGCTGGCATTTTTTCGTTCATCGTCTTTCGACTTCACGGCAGGTTAGTTCGATTTAACCAGTCCCCACTGCCCTAAATTGTCGGTTTCAAACTATGTTTCTTTATCTCTCCGTTCAGAAATCCAAACGTTATTCATTTGGATTTCTGAATAGAATAATAAAGAAACTAACCGACAATATCAAGTTTTCTAAACACTATTTTTTGTAAAACTAGGGAAATTACTAATGTTTGGGCATAAAAAAAGCGCTCCGAAAATGGAGCGCTTAGAATTAAATGATTAGTTATTCTTCTTTCTGACCTAATCCAGTATCACCTGCTTCAATTTTTTGGAAAATCTCGATTATCTGATCTTTGTAGTTGTATAAGTTTTCGACTGATTCGATAGGGAAAGGAGGTTCAACTCTCAAGAATCCATAAAGGTCTAGCTTAAGCCGTTCAGGATTCTTAAAGTAGAAACGAACAATCGTCTTTCTATTGTTATCGTCAAGCAATAAAGCACAATAACTCTTAGAAGGACGGAGGCTTAATCTGCCTACATCGCAAACGTCAGACAAAATAGCTTTAACGATATTCAATCCCATAATGTCCAACTCATTAGCAGCAGGCTCATTACTTTCTTCTGCTGGGGCGACTGGTTCGGTCTCTTTAACTTTAGATTCTTCGTTTTCGATAGCTTTTCTCAAGCGTGCGTTTACTCTTTCTTCAGTCCACTGTCTAAAAGACTCTTTTAATAAAGGAGTGAGCTTGTCTTTAACGTTCTGAGTAATTTTGCCATTCCATACTTTTTTAGCAAAAAACAGAACAAAATCCTCTTCCGGTTGCTCAAGTTGTTTAGAAAGAATTAACTTAAATTGCTTCGTAAATTTGAGTTGCTCCGCCTGCCTTATTGTGTTTTCGTCGTTGTATTTGTCTTTAGCAAGAAGCAACAACTTGTCTAACGTATCTTCGTCTAGGTTATCGAGACTAATTTCTAAGTATGGGCTATCGTCCATAACGTTATCAGCCTCTAGATCAGTAAAGAAACGGTATCTATTACCGTCTGTAAGAATGCCTACTCGAGCCGTTTTTACGAACGGGAAATAACGCTTTAATTGATCTAATTGATCTTTATCAAGTGGTGCTCCGTACGCCTTAGCCTCAATCAAAATAACTGGGTTCCCGTCCTTACATAAGGCGTAATCAACCCGCTGATCTTTCTTGACGCCAGCTTGGGCTTGGAATTCAGGAATAACTTCAGACGGATCAAAAACATCATATCCCAGTAACTGAATGAACGGCATGATTAACGCAGTTTTGGTTATTTCTTCGTTAATCAACGATGGGCCAGATTTAACCGCTTTTTGACCTAACAATTTGAATTTATCTATCAACTCCATGAGACTTCTCCTAGTAACCTACGGTTTTAAAGGACTTTATGACACGTCCGATAGTGAAAAATTCGACTTGAGAGTCGCTTTCTATTTCTATATCACGATATTTTTGATTCTCAGAAATTAAGATTAGTTTCTTTCCGATAGATCGCTGCACACGCTTAATAAAGTATTGACCGTCCAAGTACAAGAAATAGATACCGTCACGGTCGCATACGCGAGATTTAGTATCAACGAAAACAAGGTCACCTTCGCTTATCAACGGCTCCATGCTATCGCCAGTCGCGGTAACGATATTCACATCTTCAGGTGCATAGTGGGGAAAATTATTAAAAAACCACTTGGCACCTGCTTGTATCGTATCGACCAATTCCGATTCGTCAGAGAATTCAACCGGAGCAGTTACTTGCGGATACTTTCCGCAAAGACCTTGTAGATTTACTTTCCTAATAGTTACAGTATTTGGATTGTCTTCCGTGAGCTCTGGCCCATTTCCGGACATCAGCCAATCTACATTAACTCCGAAAAACTTAGCTAAACCGACGGCATCGTCATATTTAAGTTGAAGTGTCTTTCCGTCAACCCACCATTTAACCGTTGCTTTAGCGGCGCCGGTTGCCCTTGATACGTCTCCGATTGAAAGATTCCGCTCCTTCATCAGTTTTTGTAAACGCGTTGCGAAACTCATAACAACTCCTTTCACTTTTGCTTGATATTAAGAAAACTAAACACAAAAGTAAATAAACGTGAACGGAATATTTAGATTTACAAACGTTTAGAAAACTATATAATGAATAGTTGAAAAACTAAACTATTTGGTCGGATTATGAATCAGGACGATTTTAGAAAGGAAGCATTTAGAGAGGTGCTTTCCAGATATGAAGGAAAGTTCTCTAGAGACAAGGGACGCCAAGCTGCTATCGCTCGAGAGTTGGGAATAACGCCGTGCGCGGTTTCATTGTGGCGCGTTACAGGCATTCCTAAAAGCCGTATTCCGTATTTCAAATTAGCGTTTCCGGACTTGGCGATTTGGAAAAAAGTTCACTGAGGTGTCGTTATGAGTTTCTTACTCTCTCGTAACGCGGCTAAATGTACGCTCGGCAGTCCGAGCGCTAAAGCAGTTTTACGCTGTCTTTGCGACTATGCGGATGATGACGGTACAAACTGCCGCCCATCTACTGAAACGATCTCGCTAGAAACAGAATTAGACCGAAGAACCGTGTTTAAAGCAGTATCGTTTTTATCATCTAACGAATGGTTAAAAGTTTTTAACGCTGGACGCGGCTCACGTAATTTTTACGCCTTAAACGTACAAAAGATAAATAACGGTTTCGAGCAAGCGAAAGTTACTAAAGAAGTTTTCAAGTCTGAAAGCGGTATCAAATTTGATACTAGTAACGAAAATGCTACTAGATACAAAAATGATACTAGTAACAATAACGTAACTAGAAGTAGTAACAAAAATGTCACTAGTAACGAAAATGCTACTAGTGACAAAAACGTTAGTGGAGTGGTTACATTTTTGCAGGAAAGTGGTAGCAAAAATGACACTCAACTATATCAAGACTATACCAATACTAAATCAAATATAGATGCACGCTCTGAACCGGTAGAAGATGAACTACCACTCGTCGAGGTGTCCGAGGTCGTAGAAACCGCACCTGCTTCTTCTAAACCAAAAACCGAAGAAAAGCCTCAGTCCCGTGGGGTAGCTCCTAAAACGCAAACTAGCGTAGCTAAGCCGGACGACGTATCTAACGAGTTATGGGCTGACTTCTTGAATCACAGGAAACAAAAGAAGGCGCCGGTAACTGATCGCGTTATCTCGTTGATTCGTAACGAAGCAAAAAACGCCGGATGGACGTTAGAAGAAGCGTTAAATGAGGTCATCTTACGCAACTGGACAGGCTTTAAAGCTGAATGGGTTGAAGCTAAAGACCCTAACGCGGTGTGGGTGAAAGCTGAGGATTATCAGCCTGAGCTTCCGCCAGTCGAATACGCTCCGAGCGCTCGTGAATGTTTCGACAGAATCATGGCGAAGTCTACGTATGCGTATGACATCAAAGACCTCTCACAGCTCGAAAGAGTCCTTAAAAAGGAGGCCAAATGATGTTTTCAGCTGCCGCGATGGTACGTGATAACGAAGGGCGTACGTTTTACGAATATCCCGAGGCGTTCACGACTTCACAGCTCGTATTTTTTCCCGTACTCACCGAAGAAGAATTAAAGCTCTATCAGGCTGACGCGATAGTAAACGAGGGCATCGAAGAATTGCCTGAGCGTCGTCCACATGTGCCGACCGTTCTTTTTTCATTTTCTGACGACCCGATGAAGTTAAAAGCTCATTTCATCGAAGGGAAAAACGTACTTATCGATTTTCTCGACGTTGATGATACGCCTCAACTTCGCGAAACGTTGACGCGATGGATGCGTGCAATACCTGTGCTTAGACCTCAATCAGTAGTCGTTACGGTCATGTTCAAAAACAGACAACTAATCGCTTGGAAATATGATGATGTCAACAAAAAATATTACAGATTCGCCTGAGTTTTGGGCCGACCCGCTCGGCGGCCAGCAGATTACAACGTCACTCGCAGAATATACCGAGCTGGCGAGTCGTCCTGATGAATTTTACGTAACGAAAGACATTCAAGAATTTCGTAACGATTTTCAGGTCTATCTTGACGAGAAAAAACACCACGTCGCTAAGTACGTTTTACCGTTTAAGCAGACTACGCTGGACGGCAAAGAAAAAGCGATTGACTTCGAGTTTCGTCCGGGTGAATTGACCGTATTAGCTGGTGAAAACGGCTCAGGAAAATCTCTCTTACTCGGACAAATTGGCTTGCACCTTTTAGCGGCTGGTGCGTCACTTTATATCGCATCGTTTGAGATGGCGCCGGTTAGAACAATCGAGCGAATGCTTACGCAGGTCGTTTGCTCTCGCGATAAACGCGTTATCGAAGAAAACGATATCAATCTCTTTTTCAACGAATACGCTACGCGCCTGCATATCTGCGACTTACAGCGAAAAGTAGACCCAGACGAACTCATTCGATTGCTCGAAGCAGCAGTTAAGTATTACAAGTCTGACATCCTCTTTGTTGACTCGTTAATGATGTGCGTACGTGACGACATCGATAAAGAAGAAACAGATTACGTAATGGGTCAGCTCGTTGACTTCGCACGCGCTAATAGCGTTCATATCGTTGTAGTCGCTCATTGTCGTAAGCGTTCGGACTCAAGCTCTAAATCGTTCAACGTATTCGACGCCGCATCGAAAGAATCGATTAAGGGTAGTTCAAACATTACAAACATCGCTTGTAACGTTTTCGTACTCGCTAGAGATCATTCAAAAATTCAAAAACGTGCCGAAGGTAAGGACGTAGACGACAGTAAACCCGATTTCGTTCTGAACCTGTGCAAACAGCGTCACGGCTCGTTTGAGGGTTACATCAAATTATGGCGCGATAACGCTTCGCTCAATTTCTGCACTTCGATGTTACGTGTCCCCGTCCGTCCAGCGATCACAAAGGAAATTCCGGCGCCGGACGAAGAAAAAGTAATCGAACCGTATTTCTAAGGAGATAACGATGTCGATTGAGTCTTACGTATTTTTGACGCTACTTGTCGGCCCAGTCGCTTTCATCAACGGCTACGTACTTACGAATCTGGCGATTTGGATGTTTACGAATAAAGGAAAGACTAATGATTTTTAGTTTTAATAAGTTTATCGAGATTCTTGGGGTTACTGGCGGTTTGGCTTTGTTTATAAGGTTTTTCGTTCTCGTGTTTAAAAGCAGAGATCGAATCGGCATAGCGATGTTAACCGCGCTGATAACGATAGCAGCCCTTAGCTCTTTTGTAAGCGAGGCGTAAATGAAGATCATTCGATGGATTGAAAAATTCTTGATCGTTATTGGAATCTACGGGGGCTGTATTTCTTTCGGGGCTACGTTCGCTAAATCTATCGGCAGAGAACCCGTGGTTTTTGGAGAATGGGATATGTACACAGCGCTCGTACTCGCCTTTTTCGGTGCTTTCTTCGACTGGAGGGATTTCAGATGAACGGCGGTTGTTGTCTCCACTGCGCTCACGCCGCTTCGTATTGGATCGATAACGAAGGTAAGAAGCGCGTACCTCCTAAAACCTCATTCGGCGACATGAATATCTTTTGTCTGCACGAATCTCGCGCACCGGGTGAGTGCTATCCGATTAGTTTCGCACGCTGTACACGTTTCAAACGTGCGCAAGACGACCAAATTCAACGCAGACGCGCTTTTTATTCGCAGTTTGAACGTTGGCACGCTCACTCGCAAATGATCGCACAGCGACGCTAAAAACCGCATTTCCTAGGAGATTGAAAACATGAGCTTCGAAAACGATCGCGACGTTAAAAGTATGGATTTCTCAGACTACTGCTTTGAAGTTGTACGTCTAGCGTCATTGAATAAAACACCTAAAGAAATTGAGGAAATTTTAGGGCTGGAGCATTACTCGATTCATAAGAAGTTTCACGCGTATCTGATGATGGGTTATCAGCAGTACTTCGAGACTCACGAATGGAACGCAAACCTTACAGAAGAACGCCGTGCCTTAATTTTTCGCGTTTTCGGTCGTTTATACAAAGTAATCAGGAAGAAGAATGAACAAGTATTTGCAAGCTAAAGGACGTTTACGCGCTGGCGAAATGAATAAGACTGAAACCGCGTTTGCAGCCATGCTCGAAACTCGTAAGCGAAGCGGTGAAATCGTCGATTACTGGTTTGAAGCAGTCTCGTTCAAGATTGCAGATAACCAGTGTCGCTATACGCCTGATTTCCTCGTACTGCTCAATGATATGTCGTTAGTAGTTTTCGAGGTCAAAGGCTCGTTTCGAATCATGACCGACGACGCTAAAGTCAAATGTAAGGTTTTCAGCTCTAAATACCCGCTTCAACTCTACATAGTTGCGCCTAGACCTAAAAAAGCCGGCGCCGGCTGGGAATGTCTCAGTTATACAGACGAACAACCGCCTATCAATCTCAACTAAACCAATCAGGAGGGTTAATGGACGATAAAGAAAAACAGTTAATCGCAGATTTACGACCGCGTTTAGACAACTGGCGCCGGGCATATCGCGATAAGGTTATTAAAAATATTTCGATTACATACGCAGTTCAAAAAGCATTAGCGTTGACGCGTGATAAAACGGATTTTTCCGAGGATTACACGGGGCCTGAAGATCGCTCAGAGGATTACGGTATCGAGGTAGATCAGAAAGACGCAGATTTACTAAACACGGTTTGGCAGTACATGAGCACGCCTGATACTGAAATGTTAAGTATCGGCACTCACGGCCTTAACGTGCGTACAGCTAAGCTCATTGTACTTCTTTACGTATTCGGCTCGGAAAACTCTCTCAACCGTGCCGGACGTAAAATTTGGCGCATAAAACAGCGTGAATTAGATCATTGGACGACTGACGCGCTTACATTTTTCGCTATGCGTATTCGTGTTTACACCATCTATTGCACAAATAAAAAATAACGTGTAGTGTCGTAGGTGACAATTTAAAGCCTGTGTTAATCAGGCGGCCGACTTGCCTTAATTAGAGACGTTTCCTTGCGGAGGCGGCGCCGTGCTCGAAAGAGAACGGCAAAAAAGGTGATTCAGCTAAAAAGAATTCGCCCGCTCGCTTTTATGAGTAACTCCAACTTCTCATGATTTCGCGAGCGGTCTTTCGTTTTTACGGTAATCAATATACAAACACTGTCATAGAGCCTTTTGGTTGCAAGCCTCCTAAGTCAAGTAACCCGTAAACGAAAGCCGTCCTACCTTGTATATGTAGAACGGCACCTCTTAAGCCTCTCGGCGGGCTTCGTTCACCGAGCCAGTTAACTCGGTTGTGCGAAATCAACGTACAACTTATTTATAAGGATTAAGCTCAAGGCTGAGATAGTATCCGAGCGCTTTAAATGTCTCGTAATACATATCGAAGCTAACAGGGCCGCTTCCATCGACAAGGCGTTGTGCCTGCTGTCTAGACATATCGAGAAGGCGTGCAAGTTCAGATGTGCTCATGTGTTTTTCTCTGAGCAGATTCCATAAACGAATACGCGCCTCGAGTTTCAACGGCACAACTAAGATACCGTCGTGATCTTTAGGCGCAGACGGTTCGGGAATTGGCTTTCGCTGCTTGCGGAATGTTTCTTCGACAAAGTTTTCGACCTTATCGGAAAGAATATCTAAAGCTCGCTCAAGCGAATCAGCTTCGCAAGTTAAGCCAAGGTCACGAACGCTAAAAACGTTGTGTTTAATTTCAGAAACCGGATAAAACATTTAAAATGCTCCTTTGGTGAGTATGTGGATTTCCCCCTCTTTCGAGGGGGACGGTAGTTAGTCTCTAACTAGCACGATTTTTATGAAGATCAGGTTAATTGTGATTTCCTTTACTTTCCACTTAACCTTGATTTCACGAATCAATCGGTTTCTTAAATCCACATTTCTCACCTCCTTTCATGTTTAACTACCATGTTTATAATTATACAGAAAAAGTATAATTTGTCAACAATTTCAGGTTAAAAAAGATAAATATGGCCACTTCAACAAAAAACAAAGTCGGCCGTCCAGTGAAGTATTCTCAAGAACTAGCCGACAAAATTATCGATTTAATTCTCGAAGGAAAATCGGAGCGCAAGATCGGCGCGATGAAGGGTATGCCTTCGAGACGAACGATAATTCGCTGGAAAGAAGAAAACGAAGAATTTTGTCACCGTTCCGCGCAAGCACGAAAAGAAAGCTCATGGCTTTTTGACGCGCTCGGCTGGGAACAAGTCGAGAGATTAAATCGCATAGCTGATCGCTGTATAAAGACTGGCGTCGATCTTCCGAAGGGTTATGTCGAAGCAAAGAAAATCGTCATTCAAGAATGCGCTAGACAAGCTGCTATGCGTAATGATGAAAATTTTGGCGATAGAAAGAAGGTCGCCATTACCGGTAAAGACGGCAAAGATTTAAACGTGGCGCCGGTACTCATAATCCAAAACGATTTAAAAGATTGACGATGAATGAAGCAAAGAAAGTTAAAGCTGAGCGAGATCGTTGGTCGAGGTTACGCGTCATTTTGGAATAGCAAACAGCGTTACATCGTATGTAAAGGTGGTCGCGGCTCGAAGAAGTCAAAGACTTCGGCGTTAAAGCTAATCGTCAACTTAATGGCGTACAAAGAAGCGAACGCGCTTGTAATTCGACGTTACGAGCGCACGCTTAGAAATTCGTGTTATTCGGATTTAGTGTGGGCGATACATCGCCTAGGCGTTGAGCAGTATTGGGATTACAAGGTATCGCCGCTTGAAATAACACACAAACTCACGGGTCAAAAGATTCTTTTTCGCGGCTTCGATGACGCGCAGAAAATTACGTCTATTTCCGTGCCGACTGGCGTACTTTGTTGGGTATGGATTGACGAAGCGTATCAAATCGAGGACGAAAACGAGTTCAACAAACTCGACTTATCTATTCGTGGTCAACTTCCGGATGGCTTATGGAAACAATTTATCCTAACGCTCAACCCGTGGTCTGAGCGCTGGTGGGGCAAAAAACGATTCTTCGATAATCCTAACGATGACACGTTAGCGCTAACGACGAACTACCTATGTAACGAATGGCTAGACCCTGCGGATATTGCGATATTTGAGCGAATGAAGCTCGATCAGCCTAGACGTTATAAAGTCGAGGGCTTAGGTGAATGGGGTCTATCGACTGGAACGATTTACGAAAACGTAATCGAGCTTGAATTTGATTTTGACGCGCTGAATAAAGACAAAGAATGTCAAGCGTTTTACGGTCTCGACTTTGGCTTTACTGACCCGACGGCATTTGTCGGAGGTTTCGTTAATCAACGTGAAAAGAAAATCTACATTACTCGCTGTTTTCTTGTTCGTGGTCTTACTAACGCTGAAATCGCCGAAAAGATTAAAGCTGAAGGACTTAAACGAGAAGAAGTTCAATGCGATGCTGCCGAGCCGAAATCTATCGAAGAATTACGAGGTCTAGGAGTTAACGCTGTAGCCGCTCCGAAAGGCGCGGACAGCGTGCGTTACGGTATCCAGCTCATACAGCAGTATCAAATTATCGTGGCGCCGGACGTACCGAATTTCTATAACGAAATCACTAATTACACGTGGGCGACTGATTCGTCAGGGAATCCGACGGACAAACCGGATCACGAGTTTTCACACGTGCCGGACGCGTTACGTTACGGCGTCGTCGGAAAACTGAATAGCACATCATTCTCATGGCAAAGAATCTTCAATTAAAAAATGCTGGACGTACGAAACACGACAGCGCGACAGCGTACGTAAGTTCTGTATGTACAGGCGAGCTGATTACGAACGTCGCAAACGAAATAAGTTTTTCGTTGCCGGACGAACTGAAAGGCCGTTTGTTTTCGTCTAACTGGGTAGCGCGACGTATGGCTGAGTCAATCGCTAGCGATATGACATCGAAGGGAGTCAACTGGCGCCTCGACGCTGATACGTCCGCCTTCCTAGAGAAAGAGTTTCGTCGCCTAAACGTGTGGCGCCTGCTGACTGACGCTATTACGTATGCGCGAGTTTACGGCGGTTCTCTCGTAATGATCGACATGGGCGACGGGGCGCCGGAAAGCGTTTTAAATCCTAACGGAACGCTTCTCGGTTTTCGCGTATTCGATAAAACCGAAATCACGCCGAGTACGACCGTAAAAAATTATGGCGCCGAGGCGGGCTTACCCGTTAAATACAGTATTCAGCCTGCTTACGGTACGTTGAGTACGTTCGACGCTGACGCCTCTCGCGTTATTCGTTTTGACGGCATACGTTCAACGCATCGAAAATTAAACGTAAACCAAGGATGGGGCGAATCTGTCTATGACGTTGCTAACGCCGCTGTTACCGCCTACGGTTGTTCGTTAGATAGCTGTCTCGAATTGCTAAAGCGCTGCTACATTCGCTATCTAGGCATTGAGAATTTTTGGCAGGGATTGCAGGACGACGAGCGCGCTTCTTTCATGGGCCGCGCTGTAAAAATGATTAATGACGTTCAAAATAATGCGTCGCTAACCGTATCTGATAACAAAGACACGTTTCAGTCTCAGTCGTACTCGTTCGGAGGCATTCGTGACGTGCTGATTACGTTCTCGGAGCAGATCGCCGGCGCCGCAGAAATACCGTTAGTCAAGTTATTCGGTATGTCGCCCGCTGGATTCTCGACCGGAGACGCTGATCTAGCGAATTATTACGATACCGTCTCGCGCCTTCAAGAGGATAAGTTACGCGAACCGATTAGCCGTATCGCTTCGTTAATCCTCACCAGCGCAGGCCACGAAGTTAACGAGATCGATTTCGACTTCGTACCGCTTAAACAGGAAACAACGAGCGAACGTATTACGAACGCTCAGAACGCTGTTAACACGATTCTCAGCGTGCAAGCAGCAGGGCTTATTTCTGACAAACGAGCGCTCGAAGAAATTGCCGCGTTAAGCGAAAAAACGGGTATTTTCTCGACGGTTACGCCGCAAGATATTGACGCGCTTAACGAGGTAGAGCCGCCTCCGATACCTAACGAAACAGGGCAGTACGTTGAAGCTGGCCTGCCTAACATCGGAGTGGTCGTTGACCCTAACGAAAAGCCTAATTTCGGAGCGTTTAACTTAAATTAAATGGCAACGTTTAATCACGAAAAAACGTATCGCGCTCGCGTGTGGCGTTATTACCGTCAAGTCGCTCGTAACATTCAGGCGATTATTAACATGAACCTGAATCTGGACGGGACGATTAAAGACTTTGGGATACTGCAAGCGCAGCTCGATAATTACGCGAATGCGTTACCTACGCCGACCGCCACTCTCTGGTCAAAAATCATAGGAAATAACGCGGTACTTCTTGCGCGTGACTTTAAGAAGGCGGCGGGTCTGCGCATTGATACGCAGTCGCCGCAAATGATCGCGCTCGTTAATAAGCTCGTACAGGAAAAGGTAGACGTAATTAAAACGTTACCGAACAACGCGGCGTTAGAAGCTCAGAAGCTCAGCGCTCAGATAGCGCTCGAGACTGGCGCTAGGCATGAATCGTTAGTCGCAAAGATTCAAGGCATGACGCCCGGATATCCTGAGTACGCGGCACGACGCATCGCACGCACCGAAGTGGCGCGTACGCAGTCAACGCTAGTACAGGCTCAGGCGCAGTCCGTCGGTATCGATCAGTACGTATGGCACACCGTCGAGGATGAATCCGTACGCGCCTCGCATCAGGCGATGGACGGGCGCGTTTGTTCGTTCTCTAATCCGCCTGAAGTTGAACCGGGGAAGTTTTACAACCCTGGAGGCACGTACAACTGTTTCCCCGGTGATGAAATCGTAGAGATACCGAAAGACTTAAAGAGGATTTTCCGAACAAAGTTTAATGGTCGTATCGTAAAAATTAACGCTTCCGGGAATTTCATAACGGCGACATGTAATCATCCAATACTTACCCAACGCGGTTGGGTGAAGTGTGGCGAATTGCGTAAGGGCGACTATCTCCTCAAGCCGCTCACTAATGCAGTCGGCGTGGTTGAATCCGATGAAGATAAATTGTTTACGACTTTCGACCAACTCTTTAACGCGTTCTCTGGTGAAGTTGAACGATCCCCCGTTAGTGGAAAGTTTAATTTCTACGATGACGCCATTAACGGTCATGTCGACACAGCCGTTATTAAAGGGGACTTGTTCGATAACTTCAAGCCCGAGTTTCTTAAGCGCATCCGCGATTTCAAACTCACCCGGGCCGCGGCTATAGTGCTCAGCGTTTTTCATGATGTTATCGATGTGGGCTTTACGAGCGTTAGCAGACAGCGCGCGTCTTTCCTCGAAAGACGTTCGAGCCATTCTCAAGTACATGGCTTGACTGCTGTTTCTAAGTTCGATATCCGCTTCTTTCAGGCGCTTAGTAATAACACCGCGAGAGACTCCAAATTTACGAGCAAGCGACAAGACGCTTTCCCCGTTTTCGTAACGGCGGACGATCTCTCTAACGTCAATTTCCATGAAGTTGTGGGGCCTGCGGTTTTTCTTAGAGATAACGACTCCGAGAGCGCGAAGTTTGAGGCTAAGTACATCGGGGCTAACGTCGATTTGTTCAGCCGCAAATTTGAGGGTGTTTCCTCGCTCTACCAAGGTTTTCGCGTAGAGAATCTTTTCTTCAGGAATTTTATTGGACATGTATATACCCTAGAAACTGTTAAAGGATGGTATGGCGTAACACACAATTCTATTATAGCAAAGAATTGTAGGTGTTACGCGGTTCCGTTATTACCTTCGACAGGGGGATAAGGAGTCTAAATGTATGACTTGAGCTATCCAATTTCACCGAATAAAGCTCTCACAAAAGAGGGTTTTTTAATTTGTCGTAATGCCGTTATTGCCTCGATTTGCACACGAGAATATTTACCTGACGAATTAGATCAGGTAAAGCCTAACGCTGACGGGAAAGTGTTTTTAATACGTCCTAGTGACGTTTTATTCTCCGACGATACGATCAATTCATTTGAGGGAAAACCGGTAACGCTAGGACATCCGGACGTGCCTAACGTCAACGGCGAAAACTGGAAACAATTCGCTGTAGGCACCGTATCGCACGTAAGGCAAGGAACTGAATCTACAGCGGGCTGTCTAGTCGCTGACATCATCATTTTCGACCCGAAAGCGATTGAAGAAGTCGTGAACGGTAAAGCTACAGAGCTTTCGTGCGGTTTCGATTCAAACGTGATCGATCAAGGCGGCGGTATCGGCGTCGAAACAAATTTCATAGGTAATCACGTTGCCCTCGTCCCGCTCGGACGCGGTGGCGGAACGTGTTCTTTAAAGGATTCTGCAATCACTAAATCAAAGGATAAAAAAATGGCCTTTTTTAATAAAAAAGATGAAGCACCTGACGTTAGCGCTCAGATTCTTCAACAGCTTCAGGCGTTGACCGAAAGAGTCGCCGCTATCGAAAAATCTACGCAAGCTCAGTCTCCGGCGCCGGCTACTAACGCTGACGAAGCTAAACAGCCTGAGACAAACGAAGCTCAGACTCAGGCACCCGCACCGGAAAACAAAGCCGCAGAAACTTCGGCGCCAGCTACCGAAGAAAAGAAAGCCGATGACGATGTGCCGCCAGCCGCTAATCCGCTCGCAGGTATCGATCCTGCGGTTTTAGGCGCCGCAATTCTTCAAGCGTTGACCGACGCTAAAGCAGACAAGAAAGCCGACGAAAAAGCTGATGAATGCAAGAAAGAAGAAGCGAAGAAAGACGCTAAGCCCGAAACCAAGTTAGACGCCGCGATGATTCGCGACGCCGCAGATATCGCTCCTTCTTTAGCGCCTACTACGCCGAATTTGCCGTATGCCGCAATTCTCGAATTTGCTAAATCACAGCAGGGTAAGTCATTCGTCGACTCTTTCGGCGACTTGTCTAAATGTGATCATGCGATGGTTTTACGCGCTTGCGCAAATTTCAAGCGTTCTATGACTCAGGCGACGCTCGCAACAGTTAAACACGATGAAGCACCGAAGAAGGCGAAGTCTTTTGTCGAGCAAAGTGCAGAACTTTGGAATAAAGCGAAATAACTTATCGGAGATAAAAAATGCAGACTGGATACATTGAACAAAACATGGTTGCGGGTTTCGTAACTCGCGGTGGCGCGGACATTAAGTCTATTACAGCAACCGCCGCTATCGGCGCCGGCTTACCTGTCAAACAGGATTCTGACGGTAACGCCGTGTTGCTCGAATCCACCGACGGCCTCGACGCCATGATCGGCGTTGTCGTGCGTTTTCATGACGGTTGGACGTTACAGGTGTTTCCGCAGGAAATCGGCGTACTTAGCACTGGTTACATTCAGGTGCCTGCTGCCGCGTCCATTACGCCTAAACGAAATCAGGCCGTCTATTACGACGCGACAAATCAAGTTTTTACGACTGATAACACGAAGGTGCCCATTCGCGCAGTTTTCGCCGCCAACGGTATTGCTGATGGGTGCGCCGAAATTCAGGTAACTCAGCAGGTTGTAATCCCTGTTAAATCATCGTCTTAATTCACATCATTTTCTTAACTAACTAAGCCTCGTTCGTTTACTCGGACGGGGCTTTTTTTATGGACAAATAAAATGGCAATTTCAGCAGATCAAGTAAAAGCGCTGTGGAATTCTCGCCTTGCACAGCTTGAGCCGGAAATCATCCGCCCGCTTACGAACTACTATTTCACTCGCGACATTCCTATCGTCGAAGACCTCGATAAAGTCTCTAACGTCGTCGCTCTGAGAAACATCAAAGGTATCGGACAGGGCACTAAAGACGCAAAAGGAATGTCTTGGCTTGGAAAGGGTGCAAATGACCTTCGAGGCGTTGATTACGAACTGAACGCTACGGCTGTCGCAGTTTATACAGCTGGCCGCGAAATCTCCGTAACCTCTATGGAGCTTGAGGCCGCTCAGAAAGCTGAGGATATCAACGTTAACGCCGAGCAGGTTGAACTCGTTAACGATAAATTCCTGCAAGAAGCACATCAGGTCGGTTATCTTGGCGATAGCGGCTTAGGTTTCAAGGGCTTCTTGAATAACGCTTCTATCAAGAAGGGAACGACTACAGGCGCTCTCGCAGAAACATCTCCGACATGGGACGGTATGGCGAAGGCTATTGATGACTACTTCAATCAGGCATATCAGGCTACTAATGGCGTCATCATGCCGAATACAATGCTTCTTACGCCTGCTCAGTACGTCAAGCTCTTTAGCATGAAGGCTCCTGACGACCGTCACTTCTCTATGATCGATTACATCGAGAAGGAATCTCTCGGACGTAAGGTTGCAGGTTCTATGACTGTTAATCAGGTCAAGGAATTGTCCTCTCTCGGAACCTCTTCTAAAGACCGTATGGTTCTTTATACGAAGGATAAAAACTACGTTCGTTACCATATTCGCCCGGTATGGCGTGAAAAGTCCTACGATAAAGGACTCGACTATTGCGCCGCTTACTTGTGGCGTTTGGCTGAAGTTCAGTTCCGCCGCCCTGAGACCGTGATGTACTTCGACGGTATCTAAGCCTCGCACCCGCGAGGTTTTTTTATGCCTGCTGGTTTACGCCAGCGGGCGTAAACACGTTAAATACAAAATGACTTACAACGATTTCATACAGATTTTTCCCGAGTTTTCAGAGTTTCCGAAAGTACGCGTCGAGTTCTATTTGTCTGAAGCAGACAATCAGATTAGCGAGAATCGTTTCGGCAAAAGTACAGAATTTGGGAAAGCTCTGTTTACAGCGCATTACCTAGCATCGCTTGATAACGGTCAACGTACCGGCGCCGGTGGCGAAGTTTCCGGCGGCACAGTAAGCGGCGGCGCACATGGCGCAGTAGCCTCTAAAACGGTCGGTTCCGTCTCTGTTTCTTACGATACTGCGTCCACGTCATTCGCTGACGCCGGATATTGGAATTCGACGCCTTACGGCAAACAGTTTTTTGACCTTTTAAAACGCTATCGGCGTATGCCGTTCGCAGTTACAGGACGCGCATCATGGCCCTAACGATGAAAGTAGAAGGCGCCGATGCGCTCAAGTCAGACATCTTTCACTTAAAGAAACGTTTCGAGCGTTTTAACAGGCAAGGCGTCTCGATTGGTTATATCGAAGCAAAAAGTTTGAAGCGCAAGGATACGCCTGTAACTAACCTCAAAATCGCAACGTGGCAGACATACGGGACGCATACGATACCGCCGAGACCGTATTTAAAACCAGCCTTACTAACGAACGAAAAACGAATACACGAAATCCTTGAGCAAGCGTTAGTTGATGAAGGATTGAGTGGTAAGACCGGCGCCGTGAACAAGGCGCTGAACGTCGTCGGTATGCTCGTTCGCGATACGGCCAAACAAAATATCGTCGATCAACGTAATTTCGTACCGCTGGCGCCGGCAACGATCGCGGCCCGTAAACGTCAGGACTTTAAAGGTACGAAAGCTCTTATCCGCACTGGCGCGCTTCTTAACGCTATTCAATACGTCGTAGATAAAAAATGATAGATGTCTCTGAAATCGTTAGAGACCCTGATTTCACGGTCTCATGCGTACTCATTCGTCAAAAGGCTAACCCGCTCGGAAACGGACGCGACGAAATTACGAGAATACGTAAGCCGATACAGGCGGTTCTACAGCCGTTAACGGATGCGCAGTTAGTAAATATCGTGTACGCGGACGGTTCGCCTGTAACTTGCGGCCTTACGTACTACGGCGTCGAGCGCGTATCGCTCGCGGACGAAGGCTTTATTAACGATCAAATCGAATTCAACGGCGTTCTGTACGACGTTATGTCTATCGCCAATTACAACCCGAACGGAGCCTACTATCAGGCAACGCTCGCAAGGAGCAAACAAGTATGAGTTACGTAGACTCTACGCAATCCGGCGTGCTCGCAAGCACTGCTACATTCGTTTATTCAAAGGATTTCGACGACAAATTTCAGGCGTGGTTAGCTGACGCGCTCGACTGTAATCCGAACAACGTAAAACCGATGTTTAGAGAGTTCGAAACAGCGATTAGTACGAACGTCCTAAACGTATTTTTCGAGTTCTATCAAATTGAATTCATCGGTGACCCATATACCGGTGAAGAAAACGACGACTATTTAACTCAGATGTACGAGGGTACTGCACATTGTCGCGTTAAATTGATCGGAGAAAACAGCCGCGAGAAGGCGTTTTTATTACATGACTTGATTTACTTGTCTCAGAACGTCGACGCGCTTCAAAAATTCGGACTCAGCATTAACGAGGCTCAGATTATCGAGTTAGATCGAATTACCGAAGGTCACGCCCATACGCCAGCGTCAACAGTCGATTTAACGCTCGATTACTCCTACGAGCGTAAATGGGCGGTTAAGTCTTTAGTTTCAGCTCCTACAGATATTCAAAACTCTTAAATAGAGGATTTTTAAAATGGCACTTTCTTTAAACAATATCGTTAATGTCGATATGGTGTTTAGTCCGAAAGCCGCGCAAACTCGCGGATTCGGCATTCTCTGTATTCTCGGAGATACTAAAAACGTTATCACTGCTGGAGAGGGCTATCGCACGTATACAAGTTCCGACGATGTAGCGACTGATTTCGGTGATGACGCACCGGAAACGCTAGCAGCGATGGCGTATTTTTCTCAGTCTCCGAAGCCGCAGACTTTGATTATCGCCGAGCCGTGGGACTCTACAACCGATACCGCTATCAGTACACGCGTTAGCAAGTTATTTGCAGATTACGGAAGAAATTTCTACGGATTTATTACCGCTACCAGCGCTACAGTCTCAGACGATGAAATTCTTAAAATCGCTCAGATCGTTGAATCGTCCGCGGACTCGCACATTTACGGTATTACGCTCACAGATTTGACGTGTGCTAATTCGGTTTATACTGACGAATCTACAGACCTGCCATCTAAACTCAAGCGTGGCCAATTTACGCGCACTATCGTATTCGCCTCTGAATACGACGCTAACGATCCAGCCTACAGACTGAATAAATATCTCGTTGCGTCGGCGTTAGGTCGTATGTTTAGCGTTAATTTCAGCGGTTCGATGACAACGATCACGCTGAAATTTAAGCAAGCTCCGAGCCTCCAGCCGACTAATTTAACTCAGTCTCAGGATACGAATCTCTCGGCACGTAACGTTAATAAATATGCGATTTTCTCGAATGACACCTACATTATCGAAGAAGGCGTCATGTCTAGCGGTATGTGGGCTGATGAACGTCATGGCTCTGACTGGTTGCAGGATTTAATTCAGACTACCGTTTACAACGTTCTCTATCAGTCCAAAACGAAAATTCCTCAGACGGATGACGGAGTGGCGCGTCTTATGGCTGCTGTTGCTAACGCTATCGATCAAGCTGTCATTAATGGATTTGTGGCGCCGGGAGTTTGGAATAGTGACCCGTTCGGCGACCTTGAATCCGGCGCCTACCTCGAAAAAGGTTATTACCTGTACGCACCGTCTGTTAACGATCAGTTGCAGAACGAACGTGAGGCCCGCAAGTCTCCGGTTATTCAGGCTGGTATCAAACTCGCTGGCGCTATTCACAGCGTGCCGATCATCGTCAACATCAATCGCTAATCAAGTCATTTTCTAAACAAGGGGATGTTGCAAAAGTCCAGAGACGGACGATAAGCACATTCCCTTTCTTTTTAACTTTTAAGCGATCTCCTTAGGTTGTAATTTTTTCGCCTTTTGAAACCATTTGCGGTTCCTTTTGCAGAAGGTTTCTCAACTGCTTTTCCCTCTAAACCTTTTAATTAGATGGCATTTCACCCTCTATATCGAATATTAGGGCTCGTTCTAATCAAGAACTCATTCTGACTTTATTTATTAATGTATTTTCACGCTTCCGACTTTTCCAAAATAACAAGAAAGCGCCCAGTTCTTCCTCTTCCTTCGCCTCGAGCGGAAACTATAGAGAAGGACGATCTCAGAAATTGCAAAATGACGCATGGTATGTGGTTCTTGGCGAAGCACATCTCCATAGCACGGCAGGGGGTTCTATTCCCTCTCTCTGCTTTTAAATCAAAGAGTTACCTTTTCATCTCTATATTTAGTTCTTAAATATAAAAAGAGCTGTTGAAAGTCTCCTTTCAGAGAGACTTTTGCAACAGCCCCTTTTTTAATGGATTATCAAAATGAATAAACCGACATATAGTATCGCTCGCGCAAGCGCCGCCTATGCTGTTTTTGGTGGCGTCTCGTTCGATTTGAAGCAAGGTTTGACCGATAACGGAATCACGATCAATCTCGACGAGGATTTCGGCGAACGTAATAAAGCTATCGACGGGTCTAGCATTTGGAGCGAATTCGAAACGAGCGCAGGTACGATCGTTCTTGAATATTTGCCTTCTTCTCCGTGCGTTCCGTTTTTTATAACTTTGCATGCTACTCAACGCGGCACTGGTTCTACCGGTTCGGACACTGTCACGGTTATTGACCGTGACATGAAATTTACGTACACGGGCTCTCAAGTCGCTATCCAGTCAATTACCGGACACAACGTCAAGAAATCCAAGGGCGACTCAATCGTCGTAACGCTCAACTGCGGACAAATTACTTCTATCGGAGCTTAATCGAATGACTAAATTTCAGGACATTACTGTTAACGGAGTTACCGTTCGTTTATATCGTTTGTCTGCTAAGCAACAGCATGACATCGTTAATCAATATTTTTTCCCGATTACGACTCAGGCGGGAGAGCTAGTAAACGTAATCGTTAGAAATCCGCAAAATCAAATCGCCATTGCTTCTGCTATCGCTGAGGCTGTAAATAAATTCATGCCGGCTAATAAACGCGATGAATTGATATTCAAACATCTAATGCCGTCCGTCAAAGTCGTTGCCGTAGGAATGGAAGTTGAGTATTGCTCTACTAAAGGGGAAATTACGTGTGAAGAGCTGAACAACATTAAATCGTTGTACAAAATCACGTACGAAGCGCTTAAATACAACTTCGAAGATTTTTTTACAGACTGGCTCAACGAAAACAAGTTGAGCTAACGCCGCCCGAATGGCGTGACTCCGTACGCCTCCTAGATATTCCTGAGTCTTTTCTTATGCGCCCCGTTCTTCGGGGCTTTTTGTCTTTTGAGTCTCTTTTCGATTCGTCCGTGTCTTTAGGCGATTTAGTTCTTCTAAATGACGCTATCGACGCGAACGACGAAAACGAGAAACGCGTCTATCAGTATTACGAGCGTAAAAATGGCCGAAACTAAAAACGATGTAAATTTGCGAGTAGGCGCATTAGTCGATTTTGCGTCATTATCTGTCGCAGAAAAAGCAGTTGGCTCGTTTTCTGACAAAATCGTTAACTTAGCTAAATGGGCCGGCGCAGCCATTGCCGCCGGTTCCGTGGCTGTAGCTATCCAGCGTACAGCAGACAAATTTAACGATCTCGGCGATGTCGTCTCTCGCGTTGGTAACGCCACCGTAAAAGAGCTAGATCGTCTCGGATATGTGGCTGAGCTCACAGGATCAGACGCAAATACTGCTACAGCTTCGTTTGAGAACCTTTCTCGAACGATAGGCGAAGCGGCACAGGGTATCGGACGGGGCGCGCAAGTCTTTGAAAAACTCGGCTTATCTGCGAAAGATGCGCAAGGTAACGTCAAAACAACGACTCAAGTTTTAGACGAAATCAAAGTCAAGATTCAAGACCTGAGTAAGGCTGAGCAATCCGCTTATATTCAGCGCCTCGGACTCGATCGGACAATGATCGGTATGCTCACGTCTGATACGACTGAGATTGTCAATCAATACAACAAACGTACCGAAGCGCTCGAGATTAACGTAGATGAGGCGGCCGAGCTAGGCGCTAAATACAACGACGCTATTAAAGTCACGGAACGCGGTTTTGACGACATCATTACCGCGTTTGTTTTACGTGTCCTACCGTCTATCACGACAGCGATAGAACGCGTTTCTAAGCTGATCGATGAAAACGCCGGACTAATTAAAAGCTACGTTGAGCCTATCGCCGCCGCTGTATCAATCGGAGCAAATCTCGTTACAGGTTTTATTACCGGACTCGGAAAAATGTTTCAGGTTCTCGGTAAATGGCCCATATACATCGGATTAGTTACCGCCGCTTGGAAAGTCTTAAATATGGTGTTTAAGGCTTCTCCGATAGGTCGCATTATTACAGCCGTAATGACGTTAATAACGGTTTTAGGCTTGTTATATGACGACTTTAAAGGATGGCAAGAAGGTAAGAATTCTTTATTGGATTGGTCTGGTTTCGCCGAATGGTATGACCATGTAAGTCAGATTTTCTCTGATTTAAAAACGATTATCGGTAATTTCTTTAGCTCTGAGTGGTGGAAATCTAAAGCTGAAACGATCTCGAATGAGATGTCGTTATTAGGCGAACGGATTCAAGGTTTTTTATCCGATAGCTGGAATAACGCTATTACTGAGGCCTCTAACAAATGGGATGAGCTAAAAAATACTATTTCTCAAAAAGCTCAAGGCGTTTACGACGGCATTATTTCAACCTTCGTAGGTTTGAGTACGTGGTTTAGTGACCTGTGGAACTCTATCGGCGACGGAGCTATGACGGCGTTAACCAATATTGGTAAAGCGTTTACTAAATGGTGGAACGATTTAATTAACTCCGTTAAAAATTTCGGTAAAGAAGCCACGGAAAAAGCCGGAAACATGGTTACTGGCGCTTGGGATACGAGCGTTAACGCAATCAAAGGCATGTTTTCGTGGGGAAGTAAAAAGGACGACGATAAAACTGCATCCAGTCTGCCGACAACGACTAACAATAATCAGCGCTCTAGCACCACGTATAACAACAACGCTCAGGTACATCAAACAATTACCGTCAGTAGCGTAAAAGAGGCTAAAGAAATCGCCGGCTCAACTAACCGAGCATATCTACAGCAAGGTGGATAACAATGTCTTTCTTAGAAACGCAGGTACTAGGATTAGCCGGTACAGCAGTCGGGAAATTGCTTCAAATTAAACCTGCTCGGAGATTTGAGGCGTTTTCCGATTTTTGTTCTATTACTGAAACGCACAATATCGCTGTAACTGCAACCCAATACCCTATCGAGGACGGCAATCAGGGTACTGATCACATCGTTAGAGAACCTAAAAATATTACATGGGATGTCATTTTTGGCGAACGCTCCGACCCGCAGGGAACGTATCAGCGTTTACTTGATTTGATGTATAGCGGTGTACCGTTTACGGCAGTCACAGGACTAAGACGTTACGACAATATGCTTCTAGTGTCGGTGGCGGCTAATCAGGATACGCATTCAGCGCGCATTCTCAAATGCACGCTGACCATGCAGGAAATCGTAATAACGTTTCCTCTCGCTACGAATATGCCGCCACGGTCTCAGCAAGCGAACCCGAATGTAACAGCTAAGACCGCTCAAACCGGAACGAAGCAGTTACAAGAAAAAACGGTCAAAGAAAACACGGCTTTAAGAAACGTTACCAATGAAGCTAAAAAGCTAGTTTCTCTATAGTTTCTTTCATAGAAGATGAAAACATACGAAATCCCTCTCAATTCTTTTGCGGAAGAATTTAACGTCGAAATTGGCGGCGTTAATTACTTACTGCGAACGAAATGGAATGAGCCGCTACAGGCGTGGACGCTCGATATCGGACGCTCTGAAAACGAGTGGCTCATACGTAATCTCGCGTTAGTCGCTGGCGAAAATCTACTCCAGCAGTATGAGCATCTAAAGCTCGGTTTCGGCCTAATTGTAGTCACGGATGGCGACGAAAAGGCAGACCCTACAGAAACAAACCTCGGTATCGATTCTCATTTAATCGTCGTAACTAATGATTAACTTTTGGCGAAAAATTACGTTACTCGTAGGCGACAAGGACGGGGACGGTTTAGACCTTTCCGGTTTTAGAGTCTCGTTCGACGTAGAGAAAACAGCGCTCCAAGACCCGAATACAGCGAAAATAGACATCTATAACTTGTCTAAAACGACGATAGCGCGTATCGCGGACGGTGATTTAAAACGAATTGTCTTACAGGCTGGTTACGAGTCTCATAACGCTGTAATTTTTGACGGAAACATTATCAGTACGTCACAGGTTAGAAACGGCGCGGATACGATTCTCAGTATCGACGCCGGAGACGGCCAATCCGGTTATTCATACGCGCTCGTTAATGAGACTGTCGGCGCCGGTTACTCTAATGGCGATATCGCTAAAAAATCGTTTAACGCTATGAAAGAACGCGGCGTTAAAAACGATGATTTAAAAGCTGTAAGTAACGAGACTAAGTACCCTCGCGGGCGCGTGCTTTTCGGAGCCGCTCGAAATTATTCGCGAGAAGTCTCAAAAAACAGTGATACGCAGTGGTCTGTACAGGATGGACATTTAGTTTATTGCAAGAAAAACGCTACACGCGATGACCGTAAGGCGTTTATTTTGCGGCCTGACACCGGCATGATCGGTAGCCCTAAGAAAGATAAAGACGGCGTAACGGTGAGTTGTTGTCTTAACGCGCTACTTCGTATCTACGACCCGATAAGAATCGAGTCTGAGTTTCTTACGGGTGACTTCAAAATCCTGTCGCTTAAACATTCAGGCGATACCCACGGGAACGAATGGAGTACAGAAATTAAAGCGTGCTCGTTAGACCCGTCAACGAAAAAGACCACGAAAAAATGAATCAATTAGAACGTATTGCAACGCCTGAAGAAATCGAGCGCCAAAAGTCTGAGGATTTAAAAGCTCAGATTCGTGTAGCTATGCCTGCAATCGTGACTAGCGTAGATTTAGGGCGGCAGGTGGTTTCCGTAAGACCTGCGATTATGGGAAAACTACGAGGGTACGAAGGTAACGTTACAGAAGTTCAGTATCCCGTCCTTACTGAAGTACCGATCGCTTTCCCACGCGCGGGCGGTCTTTGCATTACGTATCCTGTCGCTGAGGGTGACGAATGTCTCGTAGTTTTCGCCGATACGTGTATCGACTTTTGGTGGCAGTCCGGTGGCGTCCAGTCTCCTAAAGATTATCGTTCTCACGATCTTTCGGACGCTATAGCGATTTTCGGTCTCACGTCTCAGCCGCGCAAACTTTCGGACGTATCGTCTAACGCTATCGAGATACGTACAGATTCACGGTCAGACTATATAAGCCTGACGGCTGGAAAGCTCGACATAAACATTAACGGCGAAACTAACGTAACCGCTAAAAAATCCACTGTCGTATGTCCGGACAATACGATTCAAGGGCCGTTAACAGTAACAGGTCTAATCACTGGAAAAGGCGGCCTAACCGTAAGCGGCGGTAGTGGCGCTTCGGTAACCGGAACAATTCACGCGACTGGCGATATTACGTCCGGCACGGTTTCGCTTCAATCTCATACTCACAATCACGGCCCGGCGCCGGATAAATAAACATGAAATATCGAAAACTAGACGAAAACGGCGACATGACTTTCGGCGCCGGACTCGATAACTACTTTATTGATAGCGCCGAAGCGGTTGCACAGTCCGTTTTAACACGCCTAAGAATGTGGCTGCGTGAGTGGTACTTAGATACGAATGACGGGACGCCTTACTACCAACAGGTTTTAGGAAAACACACGCAGACTGAGGCCGTACAAGCGATTTATCAGCGTATCAGAGAAACCGCGGGCGTCAATCGAATTACAGAGTTTTCTACAGCGTTCGACCCTGATACGCGTCGACTGCGTATTGAGGTAACACTAGATACAGTTTATGGCGAGGTAAAAGTAAATGCCTGATCTCAAAAAACTAGCCTACGTCGATGACGCGGGCTTTTTTGTTGCCGATTTCGAGGATTTCCTAGAGTACAACAAAGACGCGATGCGTTCGATATACGGCTCAGACATCAATCTCGACGCTGACTCGCAAGATGGACAATTAGTCGCGCATTTCGCTCAGTCTCAATACGATTTAGCGCTCCTATGCGCAGAAGTCTTTAATAACTATTCCCCTTCGACTGCACGCGGGGACGCTTTAAGCCGTGAGGTAAAAATTAACGGCATAGCGCGTCAAGCGTCTACACATTCAAGCGTCGATGTAATCATTACCGGCGACGCAGGTACGACGATCACGAACGGACAAGTACGCGACACCTCGAAAGACGCTCATGTATGGAATTTACCGTCGGAGGTCGTAATACCGACAAGTGGTTCTATAACAGTGACTGCGACATGTGATGACGCAGGAGATATTCGAGCCGGCGCCGGTACTGTTACTCGTATTGCTACGCCTACCGAGGGATGGATTAGCGTAACGAACAATTCTGAGGCCGCGCACGGACGTGATACGGAGACTGACGCAGAGTTGCGCATTAGACAAACGTATTCGACCGCTCAACCGTCGCAAACTGTTTTAAAAGGAATCCTCGGAGGCGTGCTGGACGTTGACGGCGTAACGCGTGCAATCGTGTACGAAAACGATACGAGCGCTACAGATGACAACGGCATACCTAGTCACTCGATAGCAGTCGTAGTCGAGGGCGGGGACGCTCAGGCAATCGGAGACGTTATCAAGCTAAGAAAAACGGCAGGAACAGGGACATACGGTACTACCAGCGTAACTGTTAAAGACTCAGAAGAAGTGCCGATGACCGTTAACTTCTTCCGTCCTACGGTTGTTCACGTAAAAGTAAAGATCACGCTCGAGCCTCTTACTGGCTTTACTACTGAGCTTTACAACTCGATTAAGTCGCAGGTCGTTAGTTACATCAATTCTCTGACGTTCGGTCAAACGGTGCGAATCTCGAAACTCTACGTACCCGCAAACCTCGAAAACGACGATAGCGACATTTCTTACGACATCACGTCTATTCAGATAGCTAAAAATTCAGACGCATTCGCCTCTACAAACATCACGATAGGTTTTAACGAGGTAGCGCACTGCGATATAGGCGATGTCGAGGTAGTTACGAATGACTGATTTCAATACGTATTTACAGCGCGTACCGTCCGAGCATAGAGACAAGCCTAAATTCGTTGAAACTCTGCGCTCGTTACTCGGCCCAGTACTTGAGCTACAGGCGTTAATGGAGCGCGTACCGATTGATTACGACCTCGATAGCGCTGTCGGAAAACAGCTTGACGTAGTGGGCGAATGGGTCGGACGTAATCGTTACGTATCTATTCCGATTGAGGGCGTATTTTTCACGTTCGACGATACCGTCATCACTGGCTACGACCGCGGCGTATGGTGCGGCGAATATGACGCCACCAGCGGGATGACGAAACTAGACGATGACTCATATCGATTCCTGCTCAAACTACAGATTTTAGCGAACGTATGGGACGGAACGCCGGAAAAATTTTACAGCGGCGTTCGTTCTCTCTTTAACGGTACGTTAAGTGTCGTTATCGAAGACCATCAGGATATGACTATCTCGATCGGTGTCGTCGGTAAGGCACTATCCAGCGCTCAACGCGCTCTATTCCTTCAGCAAATAGCACCTTTTAAGCCTGCTGGCGTACGAATTAACGTTTTCATGCTTACTCAGTATGACGACGTGCCGCTTTTCGCTTTCGATATGAATACGCCGCTACTACAGGGTTTCGATACGTCCGGATGGGCGGAAATCATCGCTAACTAAATCTCAAATTTCTCTCAAACAAGCCTCGCAATTTTGCGGGGCTTTTTTTATGGGTCAAACAAATGGCTACTAATAACATCCTCGGGTTTTGTACCGGCGCCAATCCTAACGTATTAACTCCTACCGTTTGGCAAACGACGCCAGCACGCTCGAGCGGTTTCGTATCAGGTATCGCACTTTCTTCTCACGTTAATACAGCTGTCGTAGGCGGCGCAAACATCGCTCATGCGGTCGGTGAATTTATCAAAAATCAGTTAAATGAGGATGTAAATCCGACCGACGAAGCGAAGCTCGTCAGTCAGTTTCTACGAGCTCTACAAATTTTTATTCAGCGCGGCGGCGCTTGTCCGGTAGGTTCGATTATTCCTTACCTCGGCGGCGATGTGCCTTACGGCTGGTTATTAGCGAACGGAGCCTCTGTGCTCAGGTCGCAGTACAACAAGCTATTCGCCCTAATAGGTACTAAGTTTGGCGCGGTTGATGAGGCACATTTTAATTTGCCGAATCTGCATCACCGATTCATCGAAGGTACCACCTCGCTTAGCGAGGTGGGAAGCTACGTCGAGGCGGGCTTACCGAATATCGCAGGTTTCGCCGATGGTGTTTTTAATTTTCAGACTACATCCGGCGCATTAAGCCACGACAACCTAGGAGACCATTCTCAAGAGGTAAGGGCAATGTCCGGGTATCACAAGATTAACCTTGATGCCTCGTTATCGAGCGATATTTACGGAGCCTCCGATACAGTTCAACCGGCAGGACTTTTCGCACAATGTCTTATTCGCTATGCCTAACCGAATATCTTAGGGGAATGGGCCAATACGTGGGCGAATGTCAAAAACGCTCAATTCTTAGGAGCCGCGTATTTCAAGAACCCAAACAGTAGCGGTAGCTTTCCAGTCAGCCCAAATAATCCTGGTTCAGGACAGCTAGGCTTTGATGCCTCTCACGTTTCTAACCTTTATCAGGATAATTTGGCAGAAGTCCGCGTAAACGCCCTGTTTGGAATGTGCTTAATACGCTCGCACTAAACACAACGAGAATAGGCCGTTTACGTTTACTTCTGACAAGTTGTTTTTATATAGATTTGATACTTTTGAAGCGTCAAAGTCCATATCCTGATTTAAATAACTTATATCGTTGTGTAGCGTTATGGCCTTATTTTCAACTATGTTTCTTGTCGAAAACGGGCCTGAAGCTGATCCGTTTTTAGCTCCAATTTGTCCTAGTGCATATCCAAGGAAGTACCCTTTGATATTCGGGAATTGTCAGAAAACTGAATAAAGCCCCGTCAAAATTGAGCGGGGCGCGCACTTTTATCTGTGCCTAGCACTACCTAGTTTTTTTAGTTTTTTTGGTCTCAGGCTCCGTCGCGTCTGACTTCATGACGAAAACCTGAGCACATTGAGCACACTGCATTATGTAGCCGTGCCATTGGAGAAAAATTTTTTGTCGCGGTGCGAAATAGTCGCCTCGTTGATATGCTCGAACAACCTGAGAACCAACGACATGAGCTAGACAAGCCTCGGCGACTTCGAACGGAACGCCATTGTCTGCAAACCAAGAACGGCCGATAGCTCTAAGTCCATGCGGTACGAGACGATCTCTAAAAACGTCCTGATCGTGCATCCATTTTGCTAACGCCTGAGAACTAATAGGTTTGTTCTTATTTTTCGCAGGGAATAAAAACGGTGAACGTTGATTTGAACGAGCATTTTTAATATCTGTAATTAAATTTATTAGATACGGCGTTAACGGGACACGATGTACCCGTCTCATTTTCATGTGCTCGGCGGGTATCGTTATGGCTTCTTCGTTAATCCATTCGAGGCGAATAGAAACAACCTCTGCCGGACGTAATAGCGTAGCTAACGAAAAATAAAACAGCAAACGATATTTGTCATTCGCAAGTTTTTCAACTTGAGAAACGACGACAGGAAGTTCTTTCCAGTCTACTGAGGGCATGTGAGAGACAACCGGAACCGGAAAAACTTTAGTAATTTTCGCTAACGGATTTGAATGCAGATAGCCTGCGTTGACAGCCATATCGAATATTTCTCGCGTGCGCATGAGCAGGCGTTTAACTGTAGACCCCTTACCAGCCTGATCTATAGGCTCCATGAGGTTAATAATGATAGGCGGCGTGATTGAATCGAGTTGTCGGCTGCCGATTTTGCTAATAACGTATTTTTCGAGACGTATTTTTTCATCGCGATAGCTAATAATGCGCCCCTTTTTTTTAGAGCACCAAAAACGAAACGCGTCTCTGACCGTGTATGAACCCGATGGCTCTAACTCCAAATCTCTACGGCGCCGGCGTGCGATTGCGCAGGCATGCTGTAGCGTCATCTCGGGGTAATGACCTAACGTTATATCGACCATGCGGCCATTTTGAGGCACACGCAAAATCCACGATTTAACACCTGAGCGCTGGACTCTGAGCGCTAGTCCAGCCTGAATAGTTATTTGATAGCGCTTGTCCTTTGGTTGTAATTCTTTAATTTCTTTTGAGGTTAACATGGCATCTCCTTCTTTAAAGCAGGTTTTCACGTATGACGCCGACGGCTTTTATGCAGACGGCTCCATCGCTCAGCGTAACCCCCAAAATCCTGACGAATGGTTATTTCCGCAGGATTGCACGACCGTAGCTCCGGCAGACAAAAAAGGCGTTTTCTTTAAGATCAAAGATAAAAACGACGTAAACAGCGGATGGGACGAAATCCCGTATCCGTCGAGCGCCGCAGAACTCGTAGGCGTGAAGATTTCACATACTTCTCGTACAGCGCACGACAACAAAATGCGTCAGATTCTTCAGCAACTAGTAGCAGCTGAACCTGAGCTGTATAAAGAAGTCGCTGTAAACGACGAAAGCGGTAACAAAATTGCTACCACTGTCGAGGAAATTCCTCAGCCGACACCCGAAGAGTTGCGAAAGAAAAAAGAGGATGAGGTACGCGCTAAACGTGATTCCTTAATTTCAAAAACAGATTACCTACTGGCGCCGGATTATCCGATCAGCGCTAAAGACCTCGAAAAAGTAAAAGCATATCGTCAAGCATTGCGAGACGTACCGTCTCAAGAAGGTTTCCCGGATAACGTCGTTTGGCCTGATGAAGTCAATTACACGGTAATTAGAGACTAATAGATAAAGGAGGCGGGACATGAAACCGGAACCCGCACGAATTGAAGATTTCATGACGGCGATTACATACATAGCAGGCGTTTTAATACTCGTTTGCTCCGTTTCCGGCGCCGCCATGCCGTACGTCAAGGGGGAAAAAATGTTTGTTTTTACTCGTTATTTGGTTGAGGTAATTTCGTCTGCGGCGGCAGGCGTAATCGTATTTTTAATTTTGCGTGTTACAGATATGCCTGAGGAATGGATAGCCGCGCTATCGGGTTTGTCAGCATATTTTGGCACTCGTCTAATGAACGTTCTCTACTCGATTCTTGTAGGTCGTTTGAAAATAATTTTTCATGATAAACACGATGACGATAACGGAGGTCAAAAATGACGCCGTTACCTAAACCTGAAAAATTTTCACTCAGAACGTTTTTCAATGCCGTGATTAAAGCAATCGTAATGACTGCGTTTTACGTCGCTGGCATTCTAACTGCGTATCAAATTTTGGGGCTGACGATTGACTCACAGCGCGCTCGAATAAATGAGTTAGAACGAGAGACTGACGAACAACGAATCGAGATTGACGCTCTGACTAAAAAAGTCTCTGAAAACTCTCAGAGTTTGAAAACGATTCTAGTAATGAAAAACGACATCGAAACAATCAAACAGAGAATTAACGAATTTCACAGAGGTAAATAATGAATAACGAAAAATTGCCGTTTTCGCAATGGAATCCGGCTGTAGCAGTCCCGTTTGTTAAAGAAAAAGAGGGGTTAAGACTCAAGGCATACAAATGCTCTGCTAATCGCTGGACAATCGGATATGGTCACACGCGTGGAGTCCACGAGGGCATGACGATAGATCTACAAACCGCTGAGCGTTTTTTACACGATGACATTCAGAATATTGTCGAGGAATTAACACCTCACGTTAAAACGCCTGTAACGGAGGGACAATTTGTCGCGCTAGTTTCTCTTGCGTTCAATGTCGGAGCGCCTGCCGTAGCTCGTTCTCACACGTTACAACACCTAAATAATAAACAGCTCGAAAAAGCTAAAGCAGGCTGGTTAACCTTTAACAAAGTTAACGGCGTGCCGAACGAAAAAATTACGAACCGGCGCCGGTCGGAGGTGGCCTTAATGTGAATCCGTTATCTATTTTGAAGTTGGGCGCCGGTGCTCTCGTAGTTATCGGCGCTTATTTTTTTGGTTTGTCGCAGGGTCACGATTCTGAGCAACTGAAAAACGCTCAGGCGCAAGTAACTCAGCTAACCGATACGGTTAAACGATATGAAGCTAAGCAAAAAGAACAAGTTCTCGCTATGGCGGAGCTTCGTGTTTCTGAATCTAACGCTCGCACTGACTCTGACCGGATGCGCGAACGAGTCGCCAGCCTTGAGAAACGAGCTAAGACCGGCGCCGCTCGAGACACAATTCAATGTCTCAGACTGGAATCTGAGGCTAGACAACTACTTCTCGAGGCAAGATCAGCTCTTGAATACTGTCGAAAAGCGCTACAGTAAGTAACGTTTATTTAACGCGGCAGCCGTAAGGCGTAAAAAGTTCAAAGTAATCAATAAGTTGTTATTTAACGGAGAACGTATGAAAAACGAATTAGAGAATTTTGGCATTAGTGATAAAGAACGCACAAAATGCGAAATTTGGACTCGCGTAATGGGCTATCACCGTCCTATCGACTCATTCAACGTAGGCAAGAAGGGCGAGGTAGCCGAAAGAAAGTATTTTGACGAAAGAAAATGCTGTCGCAAATAAAGCGAAAGGGCGCTAATTTGCGCCCACGCCGGCTATCCTGCGACCACCCATTTATCTACTTATTTATTTTCAGTTTCTTCGTTTTCTTTCTTTTCCATCGCTTTGTACGTTTGTTCGCGTATCCAGCGCGCCCCGCCTAACTCTTTAACTTTTTCGCCTACCTCACGGCTCAGGTAAAACGTGTAGTTTTTTCCGCCTTCGGCTGTATCGCGTGGACGACCTGCTTTTTTTACTTCTTTCATTCTTGGCTTTCCTTCGCGTTTGCGATGACTTTTGAATAATCGACTTTAGAAAATTCAGAGTTAAAACCTTGCTGATCTAAATCCCAAGAATCGATCTTTTCTTCGTCGTTATCAACGATTTCAAGTTCAGGCGTAAACCACCAGATACCGTAGAGACTATCGTCTTTTTGAGTTGTGAGTTCGTCTTTATCTGCGTCGTACTTAAAACCTTCGTTGAAATGGATTTCAAACGGGACGTTAGAGTTACGAGAGATAATTTCCGCGACACCTTCGACTGTATTGTCGTATTCGTTGTTAATCGTGATGACCTGCTCATGCGTCCAGCCGTCTAAGCTCATTAAATTCTTTAATTCAGTAACTGTCATTTTGTTCGTCAT